TCCAGATCACCAGAAGTTCGCCGCTTCCATCTGATCGGCCACGCGCTGCAACTCGCCTGGAGTCTCGGGCCGTTGCGCCGCCAGCCAGTCGAACCGCATCTTGACCTCGCGGGCGTCATCTACCGCGTTGTGCTCGGTCGTGTCGGGCAGGTTCGGCAGCGGCGGGTTCCCGGCGCGCTCAACCTCCTGCCGGAATTCGTGCGTCCACATCGGCAGGCCCTCGGGCAGGTCGCCCATCCGGCCGAACAACTGGCACAGGGCTACATGGTCATAGGCGCAGTAGTCGGCCCACAGTTCGGTGTCCGGGTAGCGGAGGATGAAGTCCCGCACCTCGTCCGCGATGTCCGCGCGGGGCTTCACGTCCCTGAAGTGCGCGTGACCCTCGTCCCACTCCCAGAGCGCGCCGATTCCCGCGAGCTTCACGGGCAGCGACGGGATGACATGCTCGCGGAGCCACGGGTGGTCATAGGCGCGGCTGATCAGCTCGTCATCCTTCACTACCGCGTAGTAGTGGTAGTAGCCGGTGCCGGTGCTGCGGACCATGCCGATCGAGATCAGGTCGACGGTCCGCCCGTCCTCGAGGAATTCCGTGTCATAGAACACCCGTGTCATAGCCGGCCTTCCTGCCAGTGGCGCGGTGCCTCACGCAGGCAGGCGCGCTCGTACTGCCGCCGCCAGCGCTGGTGATACCACCACTGCACGATGGGCCACTCCCGCCAGCTCATACCGGGGCGGGGAACGCGAGGCCGGCACGGGCCAGTCCCGCGCCCGCCTCGGCGTCCATCGTGACCACATCGCCGGGGAAGCGCGCTCCGTGATTCGCGTTCACCATCACCATCCTCACCACCGGGTCCGGTTCGGGCTCCGGCTCGGCGTGCTTCGGTGCGGGCTCTGCGGCACGAGGGGCCGGGGCTGGTTCAGCTGGAGGGGCGACGACGAGAACGGGCGCCGTGACGATCGTGGGGGTCTCGGCGGGCTCGCTGGCCGTCTCCGGGTCGTCAGGCGGCACCTGGACATGCTTGACCGTTCCCATATCCGTCGCAGCGGGCGCGGGCGGCTTGCCTGTCTCGTTCGTAGCCGATGCCGGCGTGTCGGCGGCCGGATGCGGGCTAGGCTCGGCTGCTTCGGGCGCAGGCACCTTGCTGGACCCGCTCTCCGCCGTCGATGGCGACGTGGTGCCTGCGCCCGCCTTCGGTGCCGCCGTCCCGTTGGCTCCAGCCGTCTTGCCGGCCAGCGCAGCCGGGGGTTCAGGGGATTCGTTCGTCGCGGAACCCGTCTCCTTGGCCTCGCCGGTCCCGTTGGGCTGATCAGCTACCACGATTACCTCCTGCGCCGTGCGTCTCTGCTACGTCGCATTGTCTCACCTGGAGGCTATGGTGTCCGTCACGGCAGCATCGGGGCGTCCAGATACGGTGACGCTGCGTAACACCGGCAAAAGGGTGGACACCACCTGGCCAGCCGATTTTCGGCATCCGGTCGGCATGGAAGTTGTGCTTATCGGCGGCGACGCATTCTGCGGACGCCTTTTTGTCCCTGATCGTGTTCCAAGACAGCAGATTCCCGTGCTCCTGCGCTGCCATGTCGACCATCCCCGCCGCCCTCGCCCGGTTCCACATCGCCGCCACATGCATCGAGTAGTAACGCCGCTCCCGGGCCATCCCTGCCTGGAACGCCGGCCACGCTCCGATGTCCCCGGACCGGCCGCGGGCTATGTCAGCCTGCAGCCGCTTGTGCTTGGCCTCCTTGAACTGGGCGCCGCGCAGCACGTTCAGCTCAGCCGCCTGCGCCTCCGCCGGGCCAGGCTCCGGCTCGGGCAGCGCGGACCGCCCGGCCGCGATATCGGCCACCAGCCGCTTCGCTGCCGACACCACGAACTGCGCCCGCCGCGCGAGGTTCTGACGGGCCGTCTGAGCTGACGCCGGGCCCACGACGCCGACGAGCGGAGGGGGACTGGCCATGGCGATGCTCGCGGCCCCGGCCAGGGCCGACCACATGTCCTGCGACAGGGTGAACCGGAGTTTCAGCGCCTCAATGAGCGCAGCAGCGGACACGGCGGTGAGCAGCAGCCCGGCTGTCGTGGTCACCAGCGCCGCCTCGGTGCCGGTCGGGACGGGCTGCTGGGCGGGCGGAACCTGCTGCTGCGGGGCCGGAGCGGTCACGGCCCGCTAGCCGCCTTGATCACGTCCGCAGCCCAGGCGCCCGACACCCGCCCGGACCGCTTGCACGAGGGGCAAAAGAACGCATCGAAGTCAATAGCCAGGTCCGCGATCGAGATGCACCGAGGATGGGCTATGCCGATCTTCGGCTCGCCGTCCTGCGGGTAAACCTTCCCGCCCGGAGGGACGACGAGATCACACCAGCCGCCGCCGATCGGGTCGATGAACGGCTCCCGGACCTCGGCGCGGGTCTCGGTCACGGCGGGAATCCTATCCCCCGCGTCGTCTCGCCGCCATCCGGCTCCGCGCGGCCAGGGTCAGGGCGCTCCGCCTCAGCTTTCGCCTCGGCATAGCGGCGGTCGGCTTCCCGCAGCGCCCGGGTGTAGTTCCATCCCGTCTCCGCCATGACGGCGCGTGCTGCGCGTTTGCGCTTGTCGCTCACTGCTGAGCCGCCGCGTTCAGCGCGCCGCCCATCGGCGGCTTACCCGGGGGCGGTGACGGCGGACCCGGAGGCGCGGGGAACGTGGACGACGCCGGCCGCACCGCACCCGGCTGCGGACCCCGCCCCTGAGCCGCCGCCTGCTGCGCGATACCCGTCCCCGCCTGCGCTATCCCTTGGAGCGCCCCCAGTCCCGCAGCGGCTTCCGGGGGCAGTCCAGGCGGCGGGTTACCCGCGAGCTTTTCCGCCCGCTGGGACGCCGTGGACACGATCGCCTCGTGGATCGACCCGGCATCCAGATCGAGGATCACGGCCATTCTCTCGGTCAGCGCGTCGATAAACGCCAGAGGCACGTTCAGCGCCGGAGCCGCGGCCATCGTCCCGAACATCGAAAAAAGCACCGCCGTCATGGCCTCTTGCAGCGGGCCGAACTTCCAGGTCGGAAACGCCGCATCCGCCCCGAAATTCAGCATCACCAGCGGGCGGATCAAGTCATGGGAGATGGAGTCCGCGATCTCCGTCGCCACCGCCTCACGGCTAGCCAGGTAGTAGGACGACTGGTCCTCCGACATGCCGTACGAGCCCGCCGACGCGCCGCCGCCCGCACGGGTGCCCTTAGCCGCCGCACCGGACAATTGGAGAAAGCCGGCGAGGACAGAACTAGCCATCCAATTTTCCAAAAAAGTCATACATGCCGCGAATTGGGCACCGGCATCAGCGGCGGAAGGAAGGGCCTCGAAAGTCTTCTGGCCTTCGACCGGATGGACCAGGCCCACGATGCCGGAACCGCGGAGCTGGGCTATGTCATCAGCCCTGGCCGTGGCTTCGGGCTGGTCGTTGCCGTACACCACCAGGCGCTGCATCGCCATGCCCTCAAGAAAGCTCATCCAGAGGAACAAAAGCTTAGACATAGTGGAATAGCACCAGTAGGCCGTTTCCATCTCGCTTATACCGGTCAATGGCTCGCGGTGCTGGCCGTGCGTGTAAATATAGGAGCGGACTTTCGGGATATCGACGTAGCCGGGGACCTTCTGCTTGTTATTCAGCTGCAAATTGCCGCCGAACAACCACACCTGCTGCCGGAAACCGTTCGCCTCGCCGGTACGGTCGTTGTACCTGGCCTGACACGTAGCGGGCGGACGATAAGCGATTTTGTCATATATGATTTTGCCGTCGCCCTCGCGGAGCTTGAATGTGCGCTCGAAAAAGGAGCGACGGTAAATTTGTGCCGCCGTGATCTGGCCGACCAGCGTGGAGATGGGCGTTTTCATACCGCCCGACTCGTCAGGTGTCATGAGCACACTGGTAACGAACTCGGCTTCGCCTTTATCGCCACCGGACGGCTCAATCGTGTAGGGGGCACCCCGGATAGGGAGGGTGAGAACCTGCTCAATGGCCGCGCACATGCCATTTCTGGACAACATTGTTTTCATGCCTAAATCACGGGCCGAATACTCCCCATAATCGACCCGTTAAGAAGACATCCCCGCCGCCGTAAAATGCAAAGAGCCTTTGGGATAGATCAAACGAGGTCTAAAGTGCCGATCTCTGGTCCCATAAGGCCGCGCTTACCGCCTGCGGAATTGCCGGAGCCTTTTGGGGCGAGATCGGGAAAGGCAACCACATTGGCGTTGTTGGATGCCATTCTTTTAACATCACCTCCCGTCCGCTGATCGCGGCACACGAGGGTGCCTGAGCCTCACGCGTGGCCAGACGGCACATGCGTGTCTGAGGCAACGATACAGGGTCAGGCACCCCCAGGCCCGCTAGGCGGCCTCGCCGGCCTCCCCCTCGGCCTGCTTCTTCTCGCGCTGTGCGGCCTGCCACTCCCGCGTCCGCTGCCGACGGCACTTCTTGCAGTGCCTTGACCCGTCCGGGGCGATGTACGTGTTCTCCTCGTCATATTCGTGGTTCGCCGGGCACGTCGTCTTGTCGGAGTTGTGCTTGTTCGCGCCGACCCTGCGCCCCTCGGCGTCGGCCAGCCGTACCGCCTTGCTCATCTTGGCCTTGGCCTCCTCGGTGTGCGGCGTGTGATGGCCGCTGCCGTCGTAGGCGATGTGGCACTTGCGGCACAGCGGGATGTAGTCCTGCGGGTCCACGCCGTCCCGGCCATGCAGGCACGCCCAGTCGTAAGCGTGCTTGTCAATGCCGCGCGCGGCGCAGTGGACGCATTTCAGCAGCTTTGCCGAGCCGCGGCGGTCCGCTACCCGCCAGTGGCGGGTGCCGTAGTCGTCCGACGGTCCGGCAGGAGGCGGGTTCCTGAGCAGCCTCTGCACCATCTGGTAGGTCCACGGTCCGCCGCGCATGGTCGGGTACCCGTCGGCGGTCAGCCGGTCTGCGATCAGCTTCCACGAGACACTGCCGTCGCGCAGCATGCGAGTCAGATCGCGGGCGCGTATCAGGGCCTCTCGCTGTTCCGGGGTCGGCGTCCACCCCATCAGGCCACCGCCGCGCATGGTGAGTCTGTACCGTTGTTCATGGTCCGTCCCTAGTATCGGTAGGTGGCGGGCAAGTCGGCGGCACAGGGACCGCAATCCCTTGTGCCGCCGGCGTAATACTTGCCCCGGATGTACCTAATCTTACCAGTTCAGTGCCGCAATTGGCTCATGCGAGCGACGGCACTGCCCATTCCTGCCGGTAGTCCGGGTGGTCGCTGTAGATGGCAGCGAGGACGAGCAGGACCGGGCACGGGTCGCCGGCCTCGGAGTCGAAGTACCCGGCGATCTCGCCGCAGCAGGTGTCGTTGACGCAGCACTGGCCCGTGTGATCCTCAACCAGCAACCGCTTGGCGACTACTTCGCGGAGGACACGGGCGGGGTCATGGCGGGCGATGTGGGCGGCCTGGGCGACGGTCGGCACTCCCTCGTCGTAGACGACGGGGCCAGCGTCGCTTTCCACCATGACAGCGCTGTCGTGACTCCGCCACTCCGCCGCGAACATGTCAGGCTTGGAGAACAGGGTGGTGTGGTCTGTCGATGCCGCCGCCTTCGCCGCCGCCTCATCCTCGTCCAGCCGGGCGCTGAGGAATGCCGTCAGGTCACTCATGGAAGCCTCCACCTTCCCGTCCGCAGGCGGAGCAGATGAACCCGGCCGGTGGCAGCCCGTCGCACGTCTCGCAGGGTGTCCCGGCGAGCAAGGCGTCCAGGGACAGGCCGTAGAGCGCAGCGAGGGCGACGGCGTTGCTCAGTGCCACGTCGCTGCCTTTCTCGGCGCGCATGATGGTGGATGGCCAGAGCCCGGACTTCTTGCTGACGTCGCGCATGGTCCAGTGGCGGTTTTCCCGTTCCCGCTGGAGACGGCGGCCGAAGACGGGCGGGACGGAGTGCTGGCGCCCGCTCATGTCCCTTC